AAAACTATGTCGATGAAGACTTAGTTCGTCATATGGTTCTGAATTCACTACGCTCGTATCGTAGTAAGTTTTCAGAAGAGTTTGGTGAATTGGTTCTTTGTTATGACAGCAAAAAATACTGGCGAAGAGAATTCTTCCCAAACTACAAAGCAAACCGTAAGAAGGATAGAGAAAAGTCTGGATTGGACTGGCCTCTAATCTTTGACACGCTTAACAATATTCGTGATGAAGTTCGTGAGTTCTTCCCCTATAAAGTTATTGAAGTAGAAGGTGCAGAGGCAGACGATGTGATTGCAGCAATCGTTGAGCATATTGCTGTGACCCCGAATGAGTTTGAACCAGTTCTAATACTATCTGGTGACAAAGACTTTATTCAGTTGCACAAACACAACTTTGTAAAACAATATGCACCAGTTCAAAAGAAATTCATTAACGGTGTTGACCCACAACTATATATTAAAGAGCATGTGATGAAAGGCGATAGAAGTGACGGTGTTCCTAACTTCCTATCACCAGACAACACTTTCGTTGATGAATTGCGTCAGAAACCTCTGAGTTCAAAGAAACTGGAAGCATGGGTTATGCATGAACCAGAAGACTTTTGCACAGAAGAGATGATGCGTAATTATCAAAGGAATAGAACTCTAATTGATTTAGATTATATCCCTTCTGATTTGAAAGAACGAATCATTGAAGAGTATCGTAAACCAGCGAATGGTGAACGAGCAGGATTACTAAATTACTTTATTAAAAAGGGATTGCGAAATCTCATGAATGACATTGGAGACTTTTAAGATGGCAAAAGATACATATACTCCACTTCTATCAGAAGTGTTGAAGAAGGTTCATAACGCAAAGACTAAGGATAAGAAAATTCAAATCCTAAAGGAATACGATTGTGAACCACTACGCATGGTGATTAAATCATCATTTGACCCTAACATTGAATGGGCTATCCCAGAGGGTGATGTTCCTTTCAAAGTAAATGAAGCTGAAGAAGGAACAGAACACACAGTGTTGCGAAAGGAAGCAAGGAAACTCTATCGTTTCATCAAAGGTGGTGACGATGCAACACCTCGTTTCAAGAAAGAAAACATGTTCATCCAAATGTTGGAAGGACTACACAAATCTGAGGCAGACCTAATCATCAATGCCAAAGACAAGAAGTTGCACCAAGTGTATAAAGGACTATCGAAAGATGTCGTGAAAGAAGCATTTGGTTGGAACGACAACTTTATGAAATCGGAGTAATTATTATGAATGGAACTAAGATTCCTCATATTGTTTTCAAAACAAGAGTGGGTGACAAACCGCCAGTTGCTGGTGCTTGTCCAATTGGTGGTGTCTGGAAAGATGTCACAACAGAAGACTTGTTTGGTGGTAAGAGAGTAATTCTCTTTTCACTGCCTGGAGCTTACACTCCAACCTGTTCGACTTATCAGTTGCCTGGATTTGAGGAAGGATTCGCAGACTTCCAAGCACAGGGGATTGATGAGATTTATTGTTCCAGTGTGAATGATAGTTTCGTAATGAACGAGTGGGCAAACCACCTAGGCATCAAGAATGTCAAAGTTATCCCAGACGGTAACGGTGAACTATGTGGTGCATTAGGTAAGTATGCTGACTTCTCTCATTTAGGATTCGGTATGCGGTCTAAACGATTCGCTGCTGTGATTAATGATGGTATTGTGGAAGCATGGTTCCCAGAACCAGATGCAACTAACGATGACCCAGACCCATATGGTGTTTCTTCACCAGAGAATGTCATGGGTTACTTAACAGAAAAGGAATAACTTATGTCTAACTTTCAAGAATGTCTTGAAATCATCCTTCATCACGAGGGCGGGTATGTAAACCATCCGAAAGACCCCGGCGGCGAAACTAACCTCGGTGTCACTAAACGAGTTTATGAAGAACACGGTGGAACTAAAGATATGAAAGACCTAACGGTTGAAGATGTTGCACCTATCTATGAAAAGGGTTACTGGAATCGTATCAAGGGTGATGACCTACCTAACGGTCTAAACCTTTGTGTATTTGATTTTGGTGTGAACGCTGGAACTGGTCGTGCTGCAAAGTATCTACAACGACTTGTAGGGACTACAGCAGACGGTGGTATCGGGCCTAACACTCTCAAGTGTGTTAATGAGTATGTCGATGAGAATGGTCTAGAAGAGACTATCAAGGCATATCAAGAGGCAAGACAAGCATACTACGAGAAGTTGTCAACCTTTGAAACCTTTGGTCGTGGTTGGACACGCCGTGTAGAAGAAACAACAGAACTTGCATTAAAAATGATGTAAATCTCTTGACTTTCGTGATACGATTTAGTATCATAAAAGAATGGTTAGGGCAACACCTCTCTCTCAACTCTCTCTCACTCAGTTGACCTAACCTTTTTGAACCCCCTAAATCCACTCGGTTTAGGGGGTTTTTCTTTAAGCCCTTGATTTATAAGGGAAAAATAATTGAAAAAAGGCCTTGACAAGGATGTTCTAATAACATATAATAGCTATGTAAGTTGAGAGAACAGAGAGAAATTATGAACTTTATTGATGCAAAAGGTGGAACCAAGAGAGAGCGTGAGGTTGCGATTGCCACTGTTGAGTTTATGGTAAAACGCCTTCTTCCTCGTTTTCGCACTCTTGATATCACTGTTAAATTTTCTAAACTGGACGGTGTGTTCGGTTACTGTCTTGCAGAAACCACTCGTGAGTTTGAACTTGAGATTGCCAAAGGTTTGAGTTTGAAAAACCTAGTCGGCACTATCTGTCACGAGATGGTTCATGTCAAACAGTATGCTCGTAAAGAACTTCACATCAACGACTATGTTTGGAAGAAAGAAGAGATTGACGAAAAAACTCCCTACACCAAACTTCCTTGGGAAGTAGAGGCTTTCGCAATGGAAGATGACCTCGCCCGTGAAGTTTGGGATGCAGATATTTTGTAAAAAAAGTCTTGACAAGGGGTCAAGATTCGATTAACCTAGCTATGTAACCGATGAAAGAGAGATATATTATGAAACAAGTTGCTGTAATTCACACTGCCTTCGAAGATTCACCTCGCACTGTTGCGTTTGTGAATGTTCCTAATGAGTTCTCAGATATGATGGCTCTAGAATATGCATATAAGAAAACCAACAACATCGAAGGTTCTTGGTCTAAACCACAAGTCTTTGAGTTTGATGGTAAGGTATTCGAAAACCCAGACTACTCAGAAGATGTGACTGTGATGGCTGAACTTCCAGTTCATGATGGTCAAGAGTATGGTTTGCGTTCTACTTCTATGGGTGACCAGATGTTGTTCGGAACTAAGAAGTATAAAGTTGCTGCGTTTGGTTTTGAGGAGATTGTATAATGGGTGCTGTAAAAGATATGATGATGGATGTTGAAGACTTTGTTTATAGTTTCTATGATAACAATGGACAAATGACTGAGACTGTTCCAGTGATTGTTGCGAAAGCAAAACAGAAGTTTGGTGTCTGTTTCGGTGAGTATGCAGAAGAGGTTCTAGAGGGCCCTGAGTATGACATGCGACAGGCAGAAGCAGAATATCGTGCAGAGATGGAAGCAGAAGGGAATCCTTTTTAATGTTACGAGAACTAATGGTATCATTGTCACTGGCATCAACACCAGTGACTAATGTAGATTACCTACCCCAAGACACTTTAGATTTGTCTTCAACACATCTAGAAGAGATGTTGTTTGTTGAGACTCAATGCCTTGCAGAGAATGTATACTTTGAAGCAAGGAATCAAGGAACTGCTGGTAAACTAGCAGTAATCGCAGTCACACTGAATCGTGTAGACGATGAACGGTTCCCAGACACAATCTGTGGAGTTGTTTATGAAGGAGAACACAAACCTAGTTGGAAAGACCCCAGTAGGTTAGTCCCTGTCCGCCATCGTTGTCAGTTCAGTTGGTATTGTGATGGTTTACCAGACACCATTAACAATAAGGAAGAGTTCCAATCTATATATGACTTGACATATGAGATTGTATTTGGTAATATTGACCTTATTGATATCACTGATGGCGCAACCCACTATCATGCAGATTATGTAAGACCTGCTTGGGCTGCGACTAAGACCAAAACCATAGAGATAGAAGACCACATCTTCTATCGTTGGGAGACTAACCAATGAATATATTCTATCTAAGTAATCACACAAATCTGTGCGCTCAGATGCATTGTGACGCTCATGTTCGTAAGATGGTCATTGAGTATCCACAACTACTATCGACTGCACATCGTGTGTTAGATGGAGAAATGTATTATGGACTTACTAAGAACAATCGTAAAATCAAACGATGGTTGATGGACACACCTCAAATGGAAAGTGGTCTCATGAAGGCATCACATGTCAATCATCCATCTGCGATTTGGACTCGTTCTAGTAACAACAACTACAACTGGTTGTTTGCTCTATGGATAGATTTACTTAAAGAGTATCGTTATCGTTATGGTAAACCTCATGCATGTGAGGGTTATGTAGAACTACTACGAACCCCACCAAAGAACATTCCAGTAGGTTACAAAACACAACCCACACAGGCCATGCCTGATGATGTTAAGAACACTTGTTCAGTAATGGCATACCGAGATTACTATAATAAGTATAAACAACATCTTGCATCATGGAAGAATCGTCCTGTTCCAGAGTGGTATGCAAATGCATAAATAGAGTTATGGACATTCTAAGTAGTTGCGAAGTATACAAAAGAGAAATTGCTGAATTGCAGGCGCAAGTTCATGCATTGTTAGTTCGTGTTAAAGATTTGAATGATGAGAAGATTGCTCTTCAAAATGAAATTAAGGAATTGAAAAAACATAATGAGATATGAATTTTTAAATACCAAGACTGATGAGATTGAAGAACATGTTATGTCTTGGAAAGAACTTGACCAATTCAAAGAGGATAATCCTCATCTAAAGAAAGTTATCACTGCACCGATGATTGTAAGTTCGGTAGGACATGACAGTGGAATCAAGCCTGGTGGTGGTTTGGATGAAGTCTTTTCAAAGGCAGCAGAAGCACACCCAGACTCCCCACTCGCAGATAGATACGGTAAGAAGTCTATCAAGGAAATTAAAACTAAGGAAGTTATCAATAAACATAGAAAAAAATGGACTAAAGAATAAATGGGAAAGGCAAAAGAAATTCGTGTTGACAATATGGTTAAGGTTAATCCCTTAACTGATAATCAAAAGAAGGCATGGGACGCATACAAACAAGGTAAGAACCTTTTGATGTATGGTGCGGCCGGAACTGGTAAAACCTTTGTATCACTCTATCTTGCATTGCAAGAGGTATTGAGAAACGATACCCCATACGAAACTGTATATCTAGTTCGTAGTGCGGTTCCGACTCGTGAGATTGGA